TTTTGGAGCTTCACCTTTTTAGCGCGCTTGCAGCATCAAGGTCCCAACCTAAGCAGTCCGTCGACTGTGCTCTTAGGGTTTTACGTTTATCTCTCCATTTTCTTGGTGGCGAGTAATTTGCGATTACTCATTTCTACTTCTGAATGTGCTGATTAAGTTAACATCACAACATGAATTTCATTTTCGTCTAATTACCACCTCGGAGCCTCCTGTCGGACTCGAACCAACGACCTACTGATTACAAATCAGTGGCTCTACCAACTGAGCTAAGGAGGCATTAGGGGACGGTATCGAGTTGAGTGCTAGTCCCGTCCCCTAGGCTAGACTCAGTGGGATTACTCAGCTACTACTTCAGTAGCTTCTTCCGCAACTACTTCAGTGGTAGCTTCCTCAGAAACAACTTCCTCAACGGTAGTAGTTTCCTCAGTTACAACCTCTTCAGTGTTGTTACAAGCTACAGCGGCGAATGCCATTGCAGCTAGAAAAAGAGCTTTTTTCATGTTACTCTTGTTTAAAGGTTAATAAAGAGAATCAATTCTCAATAGAATTGCAATCTCTTCGCGGAGGCGGTAGGATTCGAACCTACGGACCTGTTACAGTCAACAGTTTTCAAGACTGCCGCGATCGACCACTCTGCCACGCCTCCTTTTATTAGAACTAATATGTCAAAGAACAGTGTTTTAGTACACGTCTGGGTTTGTGCGGATGAAAGGAATCGAACCTTCACTTCGTAAGAAACCAGATCCTAAGTCTGGCGCGTCTACCAATTTCGCCACATCCGCATTAAAAAGGGAGTCTGTTTCCAGGGTCTCCCGTCTTTGTGTAACCAAAAAACAAAGAACTATTTTGTTGTGTTATTTATACCTGATGGTTTGTTATAGTTTCATCACGTTTAAACTTTTTTGTGAACCCAACAGGAATCGAACCTGTAACCTACACATTAGAAGTGTGTTGCTCTATCCAATTGAGCTATGGGTCCAAAGAGTTAATTTTTGTCTTTGATTACAGTATGTTAAAGAACGATATTCAGTTATTTATACTCTAACCTAAGAGTTTGTTTCAATCACTCGGCCGAAGTTTCTTTAATTTCGTTAATCTTTTGAAACTCATACTTACCCTTGATAAATTCATTTAGAGAGCGACCCTGTGAGGAGGCTGAAGCAAAGAATACGTAGTCTTCGACTGACACGTTTTCATAAACGTAAGTTGCGTGATCAAAGTGAACTGTTAGGACCTTGTGCTCGTAGTTGTAAGAACTAGATTTAACAGTTGATGAGTTGTATTGATTTGTTTGTGAAGTTATCATTATAAATGTGTTTAGATTTCCCAAATTGTTTTTCTGCTAGCGGTATTGTGACATAAAAGAAATTGCCCTCTAAATGTAGAATACTTTTCAGTTGTTTTTAAACGATTGATAAAGTCTAGGTCTTCTCCCATTGTCGCTGAATTCCTCCAACGATGAGGAACTTCTTTATGATGAACAATTTGCCAAGTTCCATTTTGGCCCATTGCTTTAGTGGCTGCAATTTTTTGACCTATTATTGTAAGTTCGCATCCTTGTCTAACCTTTAGATATTCTTCAAGATTATTACTCATTCCGAGATAGCGGAACATCAAATCGGTTGGATTTTCAGGTAGAGGAAGCATGTAATATGTATCGAATAGAACGGTAGTTCCTTCAGGGGCTACAGTAATTGCAGTGCTAATTAAAGATAAATGATTTTGTAAAATCATGTCATCTGTATCTAAATACCATATCCACTCATACATTGAAACTGATCTTCCAACCTCTCTTAGAGTTCCAGGCCAAGTTGAATCAGACTTCTCACATTTAATTAATTTAATATATGAGTCCTTTTTCCATCTTTCTTCGTATATCTGATTGGTTATTTCGCATCCATCACTAACGATGATTAATTCCTTTTGACTATGAATCTGAGCTTTAAATGATTCAACCGCTCTAATAAACTTTTCAGTTGGATTAGATCTACTCCCCGGATATTCTCCAAGAAATGATGGCATCACAACTGAAATACCCGCGCTTGTTACTCCCTTGTTCATTATCTTATCGACTAATGTAATTTATATAACATCTAAGGAGTTTGTTTCACTAAGAAATAAAGTTGCCTACCTATGAAACCAATTACATTAGAAGGCATAGAAGGATTGGTTCTAATCCTGGGTTGAAGGTTAGAATCTGTCGTTGACTACTCTAACGTCAATACCTGACTGAAGGATTTGAGCCAGCTTCTTGAGTTCGGCCGTTGAAATTGCAGAAGATTCAGATTTATTATTCTCTTTACCTGGAACTTCAGCACCTGTGCCTGGCTTTTTAGGAGGAGCTTCTTCTCTGCCACCAAACACTTTATCAAGAAGGCTGCCACCACTTCCGCTGCCAGCTTTCTCTAATAGCTCTGACAAGTGATTCAAGGCTTCAACTAGTGAAGATCCCATTTTCTCAATGGCAGTTTCTCCATCGTTCTTTGCAAGATATGCAAGACCTTCATATAACTTTCTGACCTCTGTGACTTTCTTTAGATCAAGCGCATTGACTGCATCTTTCCAATCGTCCATTGAATCGGCCATATCTTCAAAAGCATCTGCAGCATCTTCAAGTTCTGAAGCAGTCCAACCCGATTGAGTTGCGTTAGCAAATAGAGAAGATGATTTTGCAAGAATAGAACTGATTTTACCTTCTGCTGTATCAAATGTAGATTGATCAAGTTCGGCAATCTTTTTAATCGCTCCAACAAGACCCACGATTGGATTTGCAATCTTAGATACAATTTCAATACCTTCTTCAACGTTTGAATTACCAAACCAACCCCATGTGTCTTCGGCGTCTGGATTTGCACCAATTTTACCAAATGTCGACGATAAGGCCGCGACAATCTTTTGAATGTTTTGAGTTGCAACGTCAAGAACTCCAGCATCATTTAGAGTTTTATAACCAATAATTTTGGTAGCATCTTTACCTGTTCCATAGATAGGCAATTTGAAATCTGCCACACCTTGTACGCCGGCTGCTAAGTTTGCAATTGCCGAACCGATTCCGCCAACAATTTGCATACCCTCTTCAATTTTAGAGTGGCCAAACCAGCCCCATGGGTCCGCAGCTTCAGGTGCTGAACCAATTTTACCAAAGGTAGATGATAGGGCTGCAACAATTCTTTGAGTGTTTCTAGAAACTGCGTCAAAGTCCTCGTCTTTAAGTTCTCTAAATTCAACCGGGTTACCATTCTTATCCCACTTTGTAGGGAACTTTAACATTGCCATGGCTTGAACACCCTGCGCAATACCCGTTAGAGCTCTTCCCATACCACCAACAGCTGAAATACCTTGAGCTACGTCTGATGTTCCACTGCCAGCTCCAAAGATTGCACTAACAAAACCTCCTCCGCCACCAGGATACTTTCTGCCAACTTCGGCGAATCCAGTAGCAAGAACATTAACAACCTTTGACATTTGATCAGGAAACTTCTCATAATCAATATCAAGTGCCTGAAACTTTTCAATACCCTTTGCTATCATAACTAGGGCTGTTCCGGCTAGGATCATTGCCGGCGCAGTTGCATATAAGGATGCAATTTGATGTGGTGGAAGAAGGAATGAGAATGCAATAGACTGTAACATCCATTCCATATTTGACATCATTCTACCACCTCCAAAACCAAGGAATCCAGTAGTTTCATGTCCAGAATCCGCTAGCAAGTAATCAAACTTACCAGGTTTTACAACCGCTGCGATGGCCGCAAGACCACCTGCAACTATCATCAGCGCAAGACCTGCAATTCCTATTGCAATTGCACCTGGAATAATAAACTCAGAAGCCAATCCTGCAAGAGCCATCACCGTTCCTAAAGATATGATAAGAGCGTTAACCTGAAGAATTGAATTCCATCCTTCCAAAGTAGGTGGAACTGCAGCACTAAAGATTAGCATTCCTAAAGCTAGTGGAATTAGAGCTAAACCCACAAGTGCAATTGATATAGCTCCTTGCCTAATGAACGGTGAAAATATACCTGCAATCGCCATAACTGCTGATATTCCTAAAATTAATCCTGAGACAGTTAAAAACGTGCCTACTGGATTTCCAGCATAACTTAATATCATCTCGGCAAGAACAATTCCAGCTGCGAGAGATATGATAGCTAAACCGGCAATTGCCAGTCCTGTTGCAACGGACTTGATAGTTTTATCTATGCCCATTTTTTGCACCAGCCAAAATACGCCTGCAACCGCAAGAATCATAAACATTGCAAGTGGCAGTGCAGCCATACCAATGATTAACAATGGTAATGAAAGAGCTAACATACCTGCAAATTGGAAGATGGCTTTACCTAGACCAACAACTGCTGCCATACCTTTGATGACGGCACTGATCTTTTTGTCCATCTCTTCTCCAGGCGGAGCTTTCACCACTGCGTCAATAATAATCTTAAACGCTTCAGCAATTCCCTGTGCAGCAGGGCCAATCAACTTTAAAGTTGCTTTATCTAATCCAGTAAGAGGAGACACTTGTTTCGAAGTGTTCTTTTCAATCTTCTTTAGATAACCAATCATTTCTTCAATCTTACCAAACAAAGCACCGCCGGGTGAAACAGACTCTGCTGTCACCCTAGTGGCGGTTTCAATGTTTTGAAGACTTTGAGATGAAAGTTTCTCGAATGGAGAACTGAAAAGTTTCACTTATTTAGCATAGATGTTTTTTTACTCTAGTCTATATATTAGAGCTTTGGCATTTTAACTGAAGGCATCTTCATTCCGCCCATACTACCCGAAGTAAAGTTACCGTAGTTTGGTAGCTTTGGCATCTTAGTTTGTGACTTCATTTCAGCAGACTGTTCGTCGTACTTTTCTTGCTCCTTCTTATTTGATTTATCTTGCTCTTTTAAGTGGTCTATCAGGTGCTTAACATAATACCAATACTCATAGTATGGCATTTGTTCAATCTCACTCGGCTGTAGCTGAATGTGATGCGCAAGATAAAACTTAGTCTTAAAGAAGTTCTCCAGAGAGATCTGAAATAAGGAAAAGAGATTTGATCCCACCGGGAAAGTTCATAGGCACGAGGACCTCCTCACCCTCGTGGTCAACTTTCAAATCAGTTTTAACACCGACCTTCATCTTTTCAGCTAATCTATAGATGACCATGTATTTCTTTTCATTCCAACCTTGGAACTCAATTTCTTTTTCAAAGATCACTTTAGAACCAAATCCTCTCCAGTCTGTAGTGATATATGGTAGAATCTGCAAGAACGCCTGATCAAAAGTCTTACGTTCTCTTTGACGAACCTGAATGAATTTAGTAACCTCTTCCATCACACCGATTGAAGGCGGTCTCATTACAACTTCACCTGCAGATTTAGTTTGAATAACAAACGCACGCGCTTCTTCACTGTAATACGGCGCAATTTCTGAATCAATATCTTCAGTCTGAAGGTGTTTAACCGATAATTCAACATCCATGTTTTTACCATCATGCTGATGCTTAATCATGATTTTATTCTCTGGCTCAGGGAAAGTAAGATCTCTGATCAAAAGAAGTAAATAGATTCTATCTTCTTCAAGAATATCTTTGTAAGAAAGCATTCTTGTGCCTGATTGAATTCTAACACAACCTTTAATGATCTGATTCAATTTCTCTTCAATGTCGATGATGTTACTTTCATCAAGAGTTGAGAAGTGTCTGATTTCAGCCACTCTTGCAGATCTAATTTTAATTGTTGTGTCTGCTGGATAGAACATACCAACGGAAGGTACGTCTTCCATTTTAACGTCAACGTAACCTAAATGGGTGTCTGAATCCAACGTGTCATTACTAAATCTAGCCATTGACGCTTTGCCAAGGCCATTCTTTTTTACTTCTTCAACGATGCCGTCTTTCTCGTCAACCATTGATTTGTAATCGTTTTCTTCGCTCATAATTATTTGTTTTTAAGTTGCTTTAACTTGGTTTTGTCAAATGTCTTCTGATCATCTGACGTAGACTCGATTTTAAGTCGGATTAATTCTCTAATGAAAGCTGACATTGAAATTGGTCTTGATCCGTTTTCAATTGCGTCATTAAGAATGATTCTGTTGAGAATCGCCACCTCATCTTCAGACAGAAGAACCTGAAGTTTTTTGGTGAGCTTTGATGTATCGTTCATACTACCTTGATAAGATATTATCTTTTGAAAAATGTCAAAAAAGGGAGCAGATCTTGTGAACCTGCTCCTTTTTGGTTAAAATTATGCAAGCTGTTCTTTCCAAGAGTCAACTCTCCAAGTAACCTCTAGGGTTTGAGGAGCTGCGTCTGAATAGTCACCACCCTCTAGGAATGGAAGACCTGATGAAATGAACGCATCTTCTAGAGTAACTGTTCTAAAGATGTCACCCGCTCTGTTAAATTGTGTTACGATGATAGTACCAACGTAATCTTTCTTTAGGCCAAAAGCACCGGTATTTGGATTGTAAATCAAATTATACCATTGTTTTAGCGTCTTGTATACGTATGCTTCGTTAGCTTCGTTCAAGTTAAGTTCGAAAGCGATTGCAACGTCTAGTGCAGTTGAATCTGGTTGAGATGCAAATGAACGTGTTACAAACTTAAACTTCTGCTCCTGAGTACCAATCTCTTTGTTGATTGCTAGACCAGAAATTGACTTAACTTGCTGAAGAAGCATGTTAGCACCTTGTACACCTGCAGGTGGGATAATTGTTACTTCGAACAGTGACTGTTGTACTGGTTCAAAGTTTCTACCCTTTCTGCTGGTCTGATCGTTTGAATAGTGTGGTAAAGGCATTTTCTTCTTAAGCTTTTTTTATATATCCGATTAGCTGAAGTTACCAGTTGAGATTTCTCCAGTGTTTAGGATGGTTGTTCTGTGAACAACAATCTCTAGACCTTTAACTGGTTCAACATAAGTATCAACGATACCCATATTTGCATCAATCACATCATTGGTATTGTTTGTAGTGTCCATTACGTTTTTGTAATCGTAAACACCAAAGTCAGCTTTAACTGATTCCATAAATGAGTCAGCTAGAGTTTTAATTTCAAGTCTTGTTTGAGCCGTGTTGAACTCAAATACGTAATCCTTAAGAATGTTGGCAATACCTTCCTGTATGAAGATCAACACCTCCCTTACGTGAGCCGATGACAGCGCTGATTGAACAGACTGTTGTGCAGTCTTGTTACCGAGAATTGTTAGACCAACGCCTCTTTGGAAGACGATTGGGTTATAACCGAATGGTTCAAGAACATCTCTGTCCGCCTTGTCAAATGCGTATTCTGCACCTGATACACCAGAACCGGAAACTACACCTCTTCTTGGACCAGCAACGATTGCCCATGGTAGAGAATCAGTGTACTTGTCAATGAAGTTGTTAGAAACGTAAGCTGCTGGAGGAACGATAAGATCTTTATTGTTCTCTCTAACAACTAGACCTGGACCGTAGTAGAATGCAAAGTTAGCACCTTCGTTGATTGAAGGTAAAGAATACAATGCAGTTGGGTTCTTGTCTAGGTTACCGCCTGTCGCAACGTAATTTACATTGAATGCACCATTATCATCGATGAAAGATGGGTTTGTAGATACTTTGAATTCAAAGATCATTGGTGCGTTTAGAATTGCAGCAGCATTCTGTCTTGTCTTAGCTAGGTTTGAAAGCTGTGACTTGTTTAGAATACCATTAGCAGCTTCGTAAGAACCGAATGTATCAACAATGTATCTGTATGTGATGCTGTCCTTGTCTGCTAGAGTATTACCTAAGTTTGTACCTGTGTTTACTGCGTCTAGGCAATCTAGGATAGATTGAGTACCAATCAACGCGCCATCTAGAACAAATGGGTAGTACACTGATGCGGCTTCTTCGTATGAAGAGTAAGCACCTACAAATGCAGATTGCTTAGGTGTAGTGTGAATGTAAACAGTGTAAGTAGTTGTCAATGGGCCTGGAACTGCAGCTATGTATGTGTAAACTGCGATGTTTGTAGCGCCACCAGAAGTATCGATTGCGTCGTAAGCAGATGAAATAGATGCATCACACGTGATAGTAGTTGCTGTCACTGCAGTGATCTTAACGTAAGTTCCAGCTGTAGCACCTGCTAGGTACTTGTTAACAGCAATACCAGAAACTGCAGTTAGGTCTAGGTTCGTAACTGTTAACGTAGAACCAGAAACTGTAGTAGTTACACCATTAACACCGTCATCGCCTAGAGCAGGTAGAGAAACTGTAGCTGCAGTGTAAGACGCTGGAGTTCCGGCGCCTGTAGATTCATTCTTAATGATTCTTGTTACTTTAGCTAGTCTATTAGCTTCTTCAGCGTGAATGTAGTGTCCAACTTTTAGATCAAAGTTAGGTAGAGATGAACCAGTGTAAGTAAATGTTGCAGTATTAGATCCTGCAGCGTAAACCCAGCCAGTACCAGCTGTTGTATCAACATCAACATCTCTGTCATTAGTTGATAGAGAGTAAGATAGAGCGTCTAGAGAATCACCTGAGTGACCGATTAGATCTGCTTTAGTACCTGTTTCGTCAAGAACTGCATCTTCTAGAACAGCGCAGAACAAACCTGTTCTTCTTGCTTCAGAATTGATCATTGTCTCAACATACATTTGGTTGCCTTCTAGGTCTGTGAAACCTGGAAGAATAGAACCAGTGTATTGTGCAATTAGAGATACTTGTCTTAGGTTAGCGAATTCAGCAAGCTTAGTCTTATCTAGACCATTAGCTGTAAAGAATGCTCCATAAATAGGATCAGTGTCCATTAGTGAAGGATCAAAACCACCTTTGAATACGAATACGTCGACCATGAAGTCTGACATAAAATCAAAGTCATTTAGGTATGCAGGAACGTTACCTTCTCCGTACCACTCTCTTGCAGTGATATTGAAAGGTTTAACGTCTTGTGCTTGTCTAACAATAACAGTGATAGGATCTTGCTTGATGTTAGCGAATCTTAGAACGTTACCTGTAATAGCATTACCGATTACATTGTTAACTGCGTCGTCAGAAGGAGTCCAGAATTTTTCAGTGTTGAAAAACTTTGAGTACTCATTTTCGTTCTCAATTGCAGTTAAAAGTGCATCTGAAGCATCAGTTACAGGTGCTGCATAAGAAATTAGGTCAGCGCTATCAAATTTAGCTAGGTTAAGAGCTAGGATAGGACCTCTTGTTAGAGCTGTAAGAGCTGATCTGTGGAAGAACATGCCTTTTTTCTCCAAGTTGCGATCAATGCTACCAAAAACATTGATGAACTGTTCAACTGAGTCGATCAAAACAGGAGAATTGTATGGTCCTTTCTTAGAGTGACCAACAATCAATCTGATTGTTTCGGCTGGAATGTTGACAGTCTGCGACTTATCGAATTCAAGTCTGTATACACCAGAGCTCTTGAATTGTAGAAGTTGTGGACTTAGTGCCATAATTTTATATTGGACTTTTTTTTGCTTTAACTATATATCAAGGAAACTACGACAATTTATCAATTCAACAAATCATAAATGTCATATTGTAGGTCTCCGTCAGTGTTTTGATCTTTATAAAGAATTTTCTCCATGTAGTTGTGAAGGCCTTCATCAATGTGATCAAGAACCTCTTCAATGAAGTCAGCGTAATCAACTGTTAAGAAGAATTCAGTGATCGTGACACACGTCATTAGAGTATCATCATTACCATGTTGAGCACCATAAGAACCATTTACAAGAGTACCAAACATTGATGCTTCTGTTACTGTTTGATGTTCAGTGAAATCAATTCTATTACCCTCAACTAGCTTTTTAAGGTTCTGACACATCACAGGTTTATTGTCGGATTTGACTCTAATGCCTGGTTTCAAAACCCTTGCATCGTGGCGGTGTCTGAATCTAACAATCATCTCTTCATCAAACTCGTTTCTCTGTGGGAATAGAGTTGTCAAATACTTAATTAGAATAGAACCATAGGTATTGTATTCAATGATCAATTTAACGTTCTCAGGCTCAAAGATTTCAACTGATAGGGTATAAAGTACTTTAGCAAAGTCTTCAATTACGTGCTCATTAGACCTAAATAGACCAATCTGCTTTAACGTGAAGAAATCGTACATTGCCCCTGGGTTTTGAACGTACTTCATTTGCTTCTTTTTCATTGGCACTATCTCGAATAGGTTGATTACCGAATAGTCGCCACCGTTACCTTCAGCAATGTCAACTGAGAACACATAATATCTACCTTCTTCCTTTGCATATTCAACATCAAAATCTGGAGCAAACCCAAGGTATCCCTTCAAATCCATGTGAATGTTTTCAAACTCTTCAAGATCTTCGTATTCGTATTTAGCCATTCCCTTGCGAAGTTTCTTCATCGTTACAGGGTCAAATAGTAGGTTTGATGATGATACGAATTCATTACCGTATTGGCGGTTAAAGGCTTCTTCAGAACCCAGGTTACCTAATTCACGTTCATACCATTCATCGTCTCTGTCAGGGTGTTGCCACCAGTCAATACGAGTGGCTTTATAGGCATTTAGCCCCTTCTCTGCGGCTGAATAGATTTCATAAAACTTATTGAAACCGTTAGGTGTAGAAGTGATGATGATACGTGACACCTTTGACGCTGACAGGGTAGGATATACGTTTTCATAGAACGTATCTACAATTGAACCGTGAATGTGTGCAAACTCGTCCAAGAATAGAGTGTGAATCGTAAAACCGATACCTGCTTTAGCAGTGGTAGATTGACCTACAAGACGACAACCGTTATCAGCTTTAACGTTCATAACGTCATACTTAATAATGCCCGGTTTCATAAAGAAGGGTAGGTTCTCAATTACGGTTTTGGCCTTATCGATAATTTCTTTAGTTGTATCTGACTTGTTCGCAAGAAGTAGAGTGTTCTTGTCAACTTGGAAAGTTAGGTACCATGCGTTAAAGATTGAAGCTGTAACGGTTTTACCCATTTGGCGAGAAGCTAGAACTACATTAAATCTTTCATTTTGAAAGTTACGTAACATGTCCTTTTGATAGTCTCTAAGCTTAACTTTACGAATACCTTCGTCAGTCATAACCACTGCATACTTTTCAGCAAAGTATACAATATCACTTGCGCATTTTGCAAGTTCTTGAATTTCTTCGTCAGTGTATTCAAATACAATGTTACCCTTTCGTAGAAATTGTTTACCCTCATAGAAGGGCAAAGAAATCTTTGGACGATAACCCTGGTCCATCGCAACTACTAGATCAGATACCTTTTTAGATGACCATACTAGTTTTGCTGCGGCGGAATCATCGTTATCCTTTGGGATCCAAACGTTATCTCCTACGTAATCGCTCATTCTTCAGTGTTATCTGTTGTATCTTCTTCAATTTCAGCGTCTTCGACGTTACCTGCGATTGAAGCCTGAATCTTTGACATCAGATCTTTGGTTCCACGCTGAACGTTAGATGAACCCTTTTCATTGTTAAAGTCCTCAGAGATTTGACGATTTGTCTTTTCCTGATATAATTCAGAATCTCTAGCGATACGCTTCATTGATTCTTCAGTTGCCATCAAATACATCGTTTGTGATTTGATGATGTCCAACATTGACTTTTGTAGGGTTGCAAGAACCTCGAACATCCTAGGAGCCATGTCGCCATCCTCGATGGTCTCTAATAAACGAGTTAGTGCTCTTTCACCCGCTTGGAGTTGATACACTAGAGATGACATCGTCATCTCGTCCATCTTTCTCTTGGCTTTAACGTATTCATTATGTTCAATGATGTCGGAATCTAGATAGAACCTCATCAAGGCATCAATGGTCTTTTTAGCCTGTTTATCTGCACCAGTTTTAACCTCTAAGAAGTTAAATGTTGGTCTATGGTGTGCTGGAAGCTGTGGATCTACGTCAATGATTCCTTCAAGGGATTCATTGTCTCCGATCAAACTATCCAATTCATTTCTAATCTCGTCCGCTTGGGAACGAAGAGTTTTCTTATCCGACATAATGGTAATAAGTTATTCTGGTAGTATATATCAGAACTTCGGAATACCGCCGATCTTTTCGGCTCTGAATCTCCAGTGGTTGATCACCTCTTCTCTGGTTTCAGGGGTTAGGTAATCCTGTGTGTCTAAGTATTGATTGACAGTATCAATCATTGACATCTTTCTTTTCTTGGCTTCGTATCTTAAACCTTGAAGATTTGCATCAACCTCCTTTGGTAGCAATAGATACATGTGTTGTGGTAGAATTCCAGACTTAATTAACAGTCTCATCTGTTGATCGTCTTCATTCGGTTTACCACCCCTATAATTGCCGATGTTTGGACCGTCTTGTGTGATGTGTTCAATTTCATGTCTAATAACATCTGCAAGGTGCATATAAATTTCAGACCAATACCCTGGTAACCACTTTGGGTTAACATCAAAGTCAATAATGATGTAAGGTGTTTGATCTTCGTCATCGTCATCGATGTCTCGACCGTCTGCTCCGGTTGTATTGTGAATGTCAAATCCCTTTGACTTGAAATGAATGTTCGCGTCAAAATCAAACTCCAATCCTGGAAGTTCTATTTGCTGATAGAAGCTACCTTGACTTTTACCAGATTTATGGTCAGTGACCCACTTCTTAAAACAATCTTTTAGAAGTTGACTTGCAACTCCGTCAAGTTTAGCTCCCTTTTCATATAGGGCTTGAAATTCAGAGTATCGTATGATCATCTTGCGTTTCTATATCGTTGGTACGAAAGAGATGGAATGGCGTTATCTATCACTAATGCGTATTGTGCGTCTCTAACTAGAGATTGGTTCAATACATTAGAATGTTGCTCTTCCTCAATGGTCTTTTTCCAGATTCTAATGTTTGTCATCTTTAATTTACCACCTCTTAGTTGATAACCTCTATCCACATCCCAAATAAATGATTGTGTTGTAGGTCTAATTTCTCTAAATTGAAGTTCAAGGTTGTTATTACCATCTTGTGGTCTAACGTAATTGAGTTGTTCATTTAGATAGTACATATACACTCCAATTTCTCTAAAGTCGTTTGATAGATTGATAACAATCGCATACCATTCGTCAGTTGACATGATCATACCGTGCATGAAAGTGTATGGTTGATTATTAATCATCAACTCTAATTTTGATGATGAAAGTCTTGCCGTTAAACCAACGCCAAACTGTTCGCCTTGGATCAAAGTGTATTTGGTTGTATCTAAGTTATCAAAGGTCGGTTGAACCCAGAATGTAAATGCTAAGTTTTCTTCTTGCGTTTGTTTTGCAGGTTGAATATATTCAACTGCAGTCTGATCATTTGGAACAGTACTTAGATTATAGTGATGCTTAGATACAATTGTCCATCTGTTTTTCAAATCATAGTCAACTATTTTAACTAGGGCATTTGCACTGGTTCTAACGCCATCTTCCCAAATATGAGATACTCCTTGAAGTTGTTGTGGCTTTGTAACCTTTTTGCTCTCGTCCTGAATTTCAGCTCCAAAAATATCTTCCATTCCAACTACTAGGTCTTGCAATTCTGCTTCTGCCTCTGGAGACTTGATAACAGCCGAACGATCTTGATATTTCGCTAGCATCACTCTCCAGTATGTATGGTTAACATTGAACTCATCTGCCAGTGACACAGATTTGACCTCGTACATCCTGTTTAGTTTTGGGAAGTACAAGTAATCTTTAACTCTTGGTCTCTTAAATGGTCCGAAAGTCTTTTCAAATTGATAGTCAGCAATGTGAATTTCAAAATCTTCAAAGCCCATGCCGAAGATGTCGTAATTGATTTGCTGCGTTGGCATTTCATTATCTGGAACCGAAACTTTAACGTCTCCTTGAGCAACTACGTTAAACAAAGAATACTCCATGAAAGTAACGTCTCTAGTTCTTTCATCAGGTTCAGTTCTGTAATATCTGACCGGCCATCCAAAGATGTCAGTTGAAATTTCTACAAGCTGTCTGTATAGATTATCGCTCTTATTTAATTCGTATGGCTTAAAGATATTTTCATCAGTAGTACATGGCTTGATGTTTGCACATCCAATGTATGAATATGGATCATCGCATCCTAAGCAATACTGTGGACAAGCTATGATTTCTCCTTCAGTGGTTTCAAGTGTGAACGTAATACTGATCATCGTTAATGACGCACCTAGCGTTAAACGATCAACAGTACCTTTAACGTCAATCCAAAGTGGTCTCGTTCCATCCCATGCGATAAACATCAGATCACCAGGATTCATATCTTTGGTCAATAATTTGAACTCACTGAATTCTTCATTAGTGTGAGACCATCTGTATTCGTAAATAAACTCATTGTTTGCATCTGGCAAAATCATGAAAGTTGCCATCGATGCAGTGAAAGGTGCTGGATCAGCAAGTTCAATGTGAAGTGGAGTAACTTGAAGTGCAACTTCAAGTACGTGATTACCTACGATGATAGAATCACCAGGACTTAGATTAAAATTAGTACCGTACCCTGAAACGGTTGTAGACCCTTCAGTAAAACTAATTTTACCTACCGTATAATCGTTACTTAGACCGGCCAAAATAGACCAATCTGTCACACGAATTACGTTTTCATACGGATCGACAAGTTTTCCAATGATGAAATCTCCGATCTCATTTGCTGTTGAGCCAGTTACCATAAACTATTTATACTTCAATGTTTTTGGCCTCGTCGGAAGGTTCTTCGTCAATGATCTTTGGAACCGATGGTTTCTGACTGAAAGTTGGCTTTGAAACCGGTTTAGATTTGACAATATCCTGAGGTTTGTAAACTTCGCCTGCAATCCAAGATGCAATGAAACCCGTAAGTGATACGAAGTAAACCGCTAGATCGCTCAAATTAGCCTTAAACCATATTGCAAATCCACCAACAATGGTCCATAGAGCAACGATAATGTATATCATTACTTCTCGTCTAGAGTTTGGACCCTCTTTCATTAAACCAGTCTTTTCACTTGGCCTACGAGACTCTCCCCAGATATAAGTTGCAACGTATGCTGTTAGTGAACCAAAGTAGGCTGCAAGTTGAGTGAAATCAGTATCTTTATAAGCTCCAAGAACTCCCATTGTAATCCATAACAGAACAACAATGTAAACCAACTCCTCAC